TTCGGCGCTATCCTCTGTGGAAAGCACCACGTTGGCGTTGGCCCATTCCGAAGCAGTAAACTTTGGTGGTGGCTTTAATACACTGGCCAATCCTTTGAATAGGTTGCATGTGTGTTTCAATCACCTTCACCTGCCTCGTCGTCATCTACGATGATATCATCGGACTCATCGTGGAACATGGTAGGGTCATATTCCGACAATTCTGTTAAGCATTCATTCACCTCATCAAGAAGTACATCTTGAATAACTAACAGATTCGTCTCCCCTAACACTTTAGGTGCTGCTTTTAGTGGCAACGCCTGGAGCTTACTTTTAAAGTTATTCAACATTCGATTCATTACGGCTTTAACTGTGTTCGAGCGGTGCAATTCTCCATTCATGATCTTCAGTTTGTTTTCTTCAATCATCCGTTTAGTTCGAGTTAACAAAGTTCGTTCCGCATCATACCCGCCTTCACGTGCTTTCTTTTCGAGTTTACTTTCTCCAGTTTTATACGCAACAAAGGCTTGTACTGTTTTCGCAATGTTATACTGTCCGCGTTTTTCCTTTTCGAATATACCATCCTCAGTCAACTGCTGAACTCGTCGAGAGCTGATTCCGAGTACTTTTGCCACAATTTTAGATGATACTAATTCGTCAACAATGGATACGTTCGTCACAGTCTCGCCTCCTTTCAAAAGTTGACCGTTTTGAAGCCGAACAGCAGTTCGGAAAAATAACTAACTAGCTATTCCGCGGGGTTCGGATGACCCACGCAAAATATTTTTCATTTGGAGTACCTTATAGGCCCCCTATTGAGGCTGAGGCCCTAGCCCCCATACATGCCCCCTCGCCAGTGCTGTTTGCGTGAATGTTTCATCATATCTTTAGCAAAGGCTTTGGCTTTGCAATTACCTTTACTGCCAAGGACAATAGCATTAGCAGTACACTTATTACGTTTGTTATGTAAACAATCTTTAATATGGCATGTAATATCTGTCATACTATTCTCTCCTTTCTGTTGGCAGTTAGATTCTATTTTATTTGTAGGCTTAATCAATATCACCATAGGATGGTAGTAATTTGTTATAGTTAAGTACTCAAGGAAATCTCTTACATTATGTATTGGTTGTAGTTAAACAAGGCTATTATATTTTATGTCCAAGCATCTCAAAGGTGTCGCGAATTTATTTTGATATAGTTTGTTATTTGAAAGGATTACATTTGCATTACGAACAGGTACCCCCCATGATGATATTGATTAAACCTGCATAATACAAAAGGACGCCAAGTACATCTGGCGTCCTTTTCTTATTCACTTCCTGTGAAGTTTCCCAACTTTCACACCTACAGTATACCACATGTCGATGTATCGTTTTGTATCGTTTTGTATTGTCAACGCTATTTCAATCTAGCACGTATACGCCCTACCTCTACTAGGGCCCTATCGTGTAGCTCGCCACGTACTCTTGCCTCGCTATAGAATAGGATACCTGCTAGCTCTTTCCAACTCTTCCCCTGTACGTAGCGCTCAGTCAGTAAGACCGCCAACTCATTCGGCCGTACTTGGCTAATCACCCAACGGACTTCTGCCTTAATGGCTTTTAACCTTTCTATTTCCTTTCGTTGCAGTTCGACACATTGCTCAATACCCGCTACTATACCGGATAAATCGCCGCAATGCCCGCCGGATATCCTATCCTTGCTGTAGTCCGTGGCGGACAAGGTATCCGCCTTACGTTCTATCTGTGCCTCAATATCACGCTTAATTGAATCTATGCGGTCATCAATTCGTAATATTTGTTGCATATACTCTTTATCGGTCACTCTTCCGCCCCCTTGCAATATCTCCATATCTCGTACAGTTTGTATTGGTCCTCGTGCTTGCGGCTCACTGTCCATGGACTTTTACCTTCAGCATACACAAGTGCGTTACCCGTGCCGCCCCATACATCATCAATACGATAGAAATGCCTATGATACCAATGCTTATTGTCATTTGATACTAACACGCAGTCACCTTGTTTAAAGTGTTCCATTCCCCATCACCTCATTGATGTATCTATCCAAATACCACCGTGCTTTTTTTAGATCTTCGAGTTTATCACCCTTGTACCCGGCACGTGCAATATACTTGATGACATTGCCAAGATGATATGGGAGTTGTTGATCTTCGATAAAGTCAATCACTTCAATCTTACCTCTGGTGTAATGTGATGGATGATTTACGGCATCGTGCTTAATATTGCCATACAGTTTATCCTTATCTTCAACAGTTGGTACATAAACAGTTAACTTTTTACTGTCTTCGGTGTGTCTTTCTTCTGTCTTTTTACTGTCTATCTTCTGTCTATCTTCTGTCTCTTTACTGTCTACTGTAGTCATGTTTGCTTCCTCCTCAACTTCCTTCTTGGATTTATGACAGAATTTAATTGCACAATCAGGGCAATATTTACGGGGCCTGCCCTGTGGCTTTCTAAAATATTCAAACGGCTCCCCGCATCCTTCGCACTCTCTAACTTCTAATTTAGTACCGGCCGGCGGAGGCGTCATAACTTCCATGCACTCCGGACAATAATCTTCCGAAGTTTTAACCGTAAACTTCGTGCCACACTTTCTACATTTTTTTTGCATGATACTTTACTCCTTGTACAACTCTTTACGATATTTAATGGCTTCAAGTAGCGCATCTTGCCCTACTTCTTTACGCTCCAATGCTCTCATCACTTGCTCGTCCATCGTGCCTTTTGTTACTAGATGATGAATAATGACTGGTTGCGTTTGGCCTTGCCTATGAAGTCTTGCGTTAGCTTGTTGATATTGTTCTAGGCTCCAAGTTAGCCCATACCACACGATGATGTTGCCACCTGCTTGTAAGTTCAAACCGTATCCAGCCGATGCGGGATGGGCCAGTAACATTTGAATGTTTCCTTTGTTCCACTCAGCTACATCATCGTCGGTCTTTAATTCAACCGCTTTCGGAAAGGCTTTTTTAATCGCTTGTAGGTCATGTTTGAAATTGTAGAATACTAACATCGGTTTCCCTTCATTCGTTTCTACTAATTCTTTTAACCGCTCCACCTTCTCATTGTGGACGATAATTGTTTCACCTTCATCGGTATAGATAGCCCCATTGGCCAGTTGTAATAATTTACCAGCCAAGGATGCTGCATTGAGTGCACTTACATCGTCATCATCAACCAAGCTTAAGACATGATCACGTTCCATTTCTTTGTAAAGCGCCCATTCTTTGGGATTCATTTCCACTGTGATGACATTTTCGATACGTTCGGGCAATGTTAGATAATCTTTAGCTTTTAAGCTCATACAGATATCTTGCATCTTACCAAATATCGCAGTATCTCCGCCGGGCAGTAATCGGTAGCTATACACGATATGCCCGTTTGTTTTATCTGGTTTAAAATAACGATTGCGGTACTCTGTAATTGTTTTACCCAATCGGTCTCCGCCATCTAGCAAGTACATCTGCGCCCATACATCCATTAATGTATTCGGTGCCGGTGTACCTGTTAGAATCACTACTCGTTTGAAGAAAGGCCTCATCTTACGCATAGCCTTAAACCGTTTAGCCTGCGGATTCTTAAACGATGAACTTTCATCGATAACAAGCATGTCAAAAGGGAACGTCTTCTTACAATAGTATTCATACAGCCATTGCACATTCTCACGATTCATCACATAAATATCAGAATCGCTTTGAAGGGCTTTGATGCGATCCTTTTCAGGACCTAGCACAGATGCTATCTTCAAACAGCTTGTTTCATTCCATTTGTTAGCCTCTTGCATCCAGGTCGATTCGGCTACTTTCTTAGGTGCGATAAGCAGCACTTTCTTAATATCGAATTGATCATACATTAACTGCTCGATAGCGATTAATGTAGAAACGGTCTTGCCCAATCCCATATCAAGTAACAGTCCATAGTGTGTATGGTCAATGATTCTTTGAATTGCTATCTTTTGATATTCGTGTGGATGAAAGTCCATAAATCGCCCTTCTTATATCATCAACAAACAATGTAGCCCCTAATTTGCCGGTAACTACGGAAACGCTGGCACCCAGCTTTCGCATCCGTTCTATCTGCACGCGTTGATTGGGCCTTAATCGCCCATTCTCGTCCTTTAGTTCAGCGAACACGACTAGGCCACCCGGTAAGATTATAATTCTGTCCGGCACGCCATCATTTCCAGGTGATACGAATTTCATATATATGCACCCCAGATTTTTGAGTTGATTCCCCAACCAACGCTCGATGTCTTTTTCCATGTTCTCACCTCATTCTCAATAAATAATCGGCAACAGGCCTCAGCCTATATAAAATCTGGCTTCATCGGGGTTGTGTTGCCGATGTTTTGTTTTTTTTTCTCGTATATATATATACGCGTATTCGTGTTTTTCACGTGTATACGTATACAAGCACTTATTCATATATTTATTATTTTTAATTAACAGTAAATAATAGAAAACATCGGCAACAAATTGTATTTAAGATAGATAACAACTACGCCAAACGTGTTGCCGATTTTGTTGCCACATGTGTTGCCGTTGCCGATTTTTTAACTTATATCAAAGTTCATCGATGTATAGGCTTGTATAAAAACTATTTCGATGTATTTCGATACTTAAAAATTAGCTAATCGGCAACAAAAATCGGCAACACGATTATTTACGATTTTTAACTATCATTTTTGCCTTATTTTGGAGTGTACTGTCCTCCCTTATAAACGCTCTTTGCACGCCATACATCTTCCCAAATCGCATTTTACCAACGCTCTTTGAATAAGGGCTCCACCCTTTTATGGATTGCAAGATATCAATGATTTCTCTCGCCTTTGCGTTCTGCAGGTTCTTCCTGTCCCCCTCCATCACTTCACACCATATCTCAAGGGCACACACCCGCTCCCGCTGCACTGAACCACAATGATCGTCATCGCCATAGTTCCTGATATAATCGCGTCTATCAAAGATATCTAGCGACTCCCAATTTTCAGGGAGTAACATCTCAAGATATTCTTCAATAAGGCCTACGAGTTCACCACCTTCTGTATGGGATAATTGAATTCTTAAGGCTTCTTCCTCAAGGTCTCCCTCGAGTACTAACGATTCACCGTTAGACCAGTAATAGTAGGCCTCCGCCCATAATTGGTCGATGTCATCTTGCGTTATGTCCCAGGCGTGTTTCGTCTTACGATCTTTGTCGCCTGTGATTGGCCAGAATCGGCGGTTACCTGTACGGTCTTTGAGGAACATCAAATTATTCGTGGAACCGGCGAATACGCACTGGCGGGGG